AACCTTTGCTAATGCTCCAAGATTACATAAAGGATTAGCACCAGATGAATTTCCAGCAATACTGCAAAAAGGTGAGATTGTACTACCTAAAAACTTTGGACAGAATAACATAGACGTACAGCCCAATATTAAGATCATAAATGTTCTCGATCCGTCAATTGTGGGTAATTATCTTGCTACACCAGACGGAGAACGAGTGATAGTAAATGTAATGCAAAAGAACATAAGGAGGTTAACATAAATGCCTCACTTAATAGGAGAGGTTACTGGTACTTTAGATGATAAAGCACATTTTAAATTCTTTAATGCCTTCAAAAACTTTGCAAACAATAATGGTTGGACTACACTAATGGAAAATGACCCAAGTGCCACAGATAAATATGTCTTACTAAAAGGAACAGATATAACTGGAGATACATATATAGGCTTAAAAACATATGGCCCAAACCACATTGCGGTGTGTGCTTCTACTGGGTATTTGCCTTCACAAACTTTTGACAATCAGCCTAATATGTATCAAGTTGGAATACCGTTATACTATGACAAAGTAAGATACTGGATTACATTAAACAATAGGAGAATTGCCTTTTGTTGCCAGATAGGGACTGCACATTATGAAAGTGGTTATATAGGTAGATTTATCCCATACGCTTCGCCATTACAGTATCCGTATCCAGTAGCGTGTGCTGGTATGTTTGGATATTATGATTCAAGCTATTTGCTAAGCACAAATCCATATACATATGTATATTCCAGCAATCCAGATTACCATTACAGACTACCTTACAAAGGAACCAGTATTGGTAGTGGTTCATCTTTAATTTTATCCAGTAGTAGTATTTCATATAATATGGTAGCCTACTCAAGCTTTACAAATAAATGGTTTTACCCTGTAATGCACCCATATAATTGTCTTGGCACAAGATTATACACAGGACAAATTGAAGGTAAAAATACAATATATGAATTAGAATTATGTGTGCCAAATCTACAAAATTCTGGTTCCAGTGATGCAACTACACAGAGAACTCCTGGAGGCATATATGGCAAGCTTGATGGAATTTATTACATAAGTGGTTCATATATGTATCCAGAAGTCACACTATCCATAGATGGATACACTTATATAGTCTTTAGAGATAAGAATTTAGATGCTGCTGGTAACCACTATGTAATGAGATTAGACCCAAATGAATAATGAGGTGATAAAATGGGATACAGTACAGGAGTGTGTAATTCATATTCTGATATTGTTACAACTTTAGTAAATATAGTTAAGAATTTAGGAACTGGATGGGAAGAATTAAAAGATTCATCTAACTACTCGGTCCTACATAAGGATAACATGTACGTTCAAGTTAGAACAATATATTCTGGGGCTGGCATTTTAGGACGAACATCATTAAATAGTGGACAGCCTATCAATTTAGTTGGAATTGGCGATTTTCATGCAACAGATGGTGCAAAATTAGGCCCTACACAGTTTCCTATTAATTATTATTGCTTTACGTTTACTAACCCAGATGAGATTTACTTCATAATAAAAGATAGAGATCGATATCAATTTATAGCATTTGGAAAAAGTAATATAAATTTTACAACTGGAACTGGATTGTGGACAACTGGAACAATGGGATTAACATCAACAATTCCAATTTACATATGCTTGGCTAATAGCTATTTTGACTCGTTGGGTGGTGTCTATTATAGTAGTTACAATAATATTTACAATAGAGTAGGACCCGCTCCTTTTTGGAGTTATACTTATGATGACACAACGGCACGCTGTTATAATAATACATGGATAAATACAGATAGCGGTTGGATAGCCAATACGTACGGAGCTAGGCCATTAGGCGCACTGTTTGCATCACAACCAAATGAATTTAATAATCAAGCATTGTTTTTGCCAATAACGTGCACTGGTGGAGCAAATTTAACTTTAACCAATGCAAGATATATTAGAAATAATTTTATCGATCCAGAAGAAATAGTATACCATGGTAGTGAAAGTTGGATGGTCTTCCCATTTTTTAGAAAGGTAAACACTTATAGAACAAACCTAAGTAATATAGATAGCTCTTTAACATTTGGTTGGGCCATAAAGAAGGAAACTTAAATGGCTGAATTAAGTGGGTTCATTGTCCCTAACCTTATAGCTTACGACTTGGAGTTTGAAACTCCAAGGCTATATGGCTATTTTTGGGACGCCACACCGACAATCTATACAACATTACATGTTCAACAAAAACACATTCCAAGCACTTGGGTAAAAGGGCCTTTACCACCACAGCAATGGCAAAAAGATGAGGAACAAGGCAGGCATATGTATTCATGTTACCAAGATGTTTACGGATATGTGCACTTTAGTGATAACTACTTTAATGTTGGAACTTTAATGGCAGATAAAACATACTCAATCGAATTATGGAACGCTAACCTTACAGATTCTGTATCTCTTAACAGTTTAGGTCAGGTAGGTACAGACGGAATATTGTTTGAAGGGCCTTTATCTTATCCTTATGTGTTTAGCCCTATGGAAGCTCAAAATTATAGGTTCAAAGTAACAACAATAGGGCCTCCTATAATAGATGCTACATATAGCTTTAACTTTAATGAATATACCATTCCTATTAGGTTTGAAGGTAGAAGGCTTGTGGTATTTTATTGGATACCAAAAAATAACTTTACCGAAAAATTGGAATGGCTTACAGATTTAATTGAGACATATAACGATGAACAAAGGATAGCCCTACGCATAGCACCAAGGAGGAGCATAACATATAATTATATTAAAACACCAGACGAAGCTTCTGCAATTCAAACACTCACAAAAGCATGGGTCTATCGAAACTGGGGTGTTCCCATTTGGGTCGAAGCAACTAAAATAGGTTCAGTTAGTGCTGGAGCTACTACAATAAGCTTTGATACGACAAACGCAAGCTATAAAGATGCTGCTTTTATATGGGGAAATGATAATAAAAATGAGGCATTAATTATAACAGAATTAAGGTCTAATGGGATAGACTTAGAACAACACGTAAGAAATGACTACACAAATGCATTAATCATGCCACTACATTTTGGAATAACACCAGAAGGAATAAACTTTAAGCAAAATTATGGGAGTGTCGAAGCAAGTACTACATTCATAATAGTTGATGAAACCTATATTGGAGCTAATCCTTTTGGCACATATGACGGATACGCTATTATTGACAAGAATGTGTTAGTGCAGGACATAAACCAGAGAGTTTATAGGGCCTCAACATTAATTGATAATGGACAAGGTTTAATAGAAGTAGAAGCTGATAGAAACATAATAGATAAGACAAGCATACTTGGCAAGATAACGAATACTAAGGCAGACCTGTGGAACTGGAGAAAGTTCTTGCATTATATGATGGGCCGACAGGGTGTCTTTCTGCTTCCTACGTTTCAGAAAGATGTAACATTACTCGAAACACTTTATAGCGGAGCGACTTCTGCGAGGATAAAGGGCTTGACACTTAGCAACTTCGGAGTATTCCCAATAAGAACACAAATAGAGTTAAAGGACGGCACAATTTATTACCGTAAAATAACTTCAGTTTCTCCAATCCCAGATTCTAATGACGAGTTTGCTGTAATTGACTCCAGTTTTACGTTCGATCTAAACCCAGAAGATATTGCACGCTGGAGCTTTATCGATCTTGTCAGGTTTGATGCCGATAGCATCACGATGGACTTTGAAGGTATGGTAATGAAGTGTGCTATACCAGTTAAGGTGGTGAGTGCATGAGCTTCTTGAGTATAGAGACGAGTAGATCATCAGGTCAACCGTTAGAGCTTTACGAATTTAAGTATGGCCCTTACATTTACCGTTATAACACTACAGCTAGTGAGGTGGTGATAGGTGGTTTTACCTATGTTCCAATGCAATTATCTAGACAGAACATTACACTAACGAGTGATGTTCGTAGATCACAATTGCAGATAAATGCACCAGCTGACTTTGAAGTGGCCAGCTTCTTCAGAGCAAGTATCCCTGCTACTCCTATTTCTGTAACTATCAAGAAGAAACATCGTAACGACGCAGAAGTGATCACGGAATGGATAGGCAGGATAATGACTGCCGAGTGGAAGCATAGCGGAGTTACGTTGATTTGTGAGTCATACTATACAGCAATACAGGGCAACGCAAACTTTCGATATTACAACTATTCATGCCCACACATGCTGTATGGGTCAAGGTGTAAAGTAAATAGGGTGAATTACAAAGTTGTTGCTATAGTTCAGACTATACAGGGTAATATCATTACATCATCAACTTTCGGTAGTTATGCCAGCAAATACTTTACAGGTGGGTATCTTATGTTTCGTGATCCTGCTACAGGCTTCATGCATACAAGACATATCGTAGCCCATACTGGAAGCACAATCACTATGTCAAATCAAATACCTGAACTAACCATTACAAAAGAAGTCGAAGTATATCCTGGTTGTGATCACACGCTAAACACATGTAAGAATAAATTTAACAACTTCCTAAACTTCGGTGGGTTTCCGTGGATACCAACCAAGAACCCGTTCACGGGTAGCGTAATATTCTGGTAAGGAGATGAGAGCATGAATATCTTTTTCGCATTAGCGTTAGGACTGTTACTAAGTTACTTGGCGTATTTGCTACGTCCGAAGCCACCTGCGCCAGAACCTGGAACGATAGAAGAGTCAGATGTTCCTGTTGCCAATGCTGCTGATCCAATCCCTAAGATATATGGCACCGTCTGGGTTAAATCTCCGAACGTTGTATGGTATGGAGATTTGCGTACAACTCCGATCAAGGTCAAGGAAGATTTTAAGTGAGAATTTACATAAAGGATTTGGTTGAGCTTAAATACTGCATAAGAGGCACAAAGGAATTCTGTAAAAGATATAACCTCGACTTCAGAAAACTTGTGCGTGAAGGCTTAGATGTAGAAGAGCTTGAAGGTATAAACGATGCAATGGTTGAGAACGTCATACAATACGTGAAAAACAAGGAAGGGAGGTGAGGAGGCTTGGGTGGCGGAAAAGGCGAAGTTGAAATAACAGTAGGTTATAAGTATTATGCGGGACTTCATATGGCTATATGTGAGACTGCAGACGCTCTTCTCGCTATCTCAATTGGTGAGAAGAGTGCATGGACAGGCAACGTAACTGGCAATACAACAATTTCAATCAATAAACCATACTTGTTCGGTGGTGAAAACAGGGAAGGTGGCGTTGTTGGAGATGTAGATGTTTTGTTCGGGGGTGATACACAAGGACAAAACTCATATCTAGTAAGTAAGTTAGGCTCAAACGTTCCAGCCTTTCGAGGTGTGCTTTCTCTTGTGGCCAAACAGATGTATCTTTCGGCCATGAACCCTTATATCAAGCCGTGGTGGGTCAAGGTAAGGCGCATACCTGCTAAAGGCTGGTATTCGCGCTATGCAAGTATAAACGGCAGAGCCAATCCTGTGCATATCATCTATGAGCTAATAACAGATCACGGTTTAGGTCAGATAGATAATACATCATTCCAAAGTGCTGCTTATACACTTTATCAAGAGGGTTTTGGTCTAAACTTCATATGGACAGGTGGTTCATTAGAAGAGTTTATTCAGAATATTCTTGATCATATAGGTGGCTACCTATTTGTTAACCCTACCACTGGTTTGTTTCAGATAAGGCTTGTCAGGAATGATTACACAGTAAGCTCTCTGCCTGTTCTCGATGAAAGCAACATAAAGGAGATGGTGAGCTATCAGAGAATAGCTTTATCGGATACAGTCAACCAACTTACGATTTATTACACAGATGAAGGCACAGGTGAGGAGCGTAGCGTAACCGTTCAGGACTTGGCAAACTTTGCTGCACAGGGCAAGATTGTCTCCGACGACCGTAAATATCATGGAATACCTACTCTTCAGCTTGCTACACAAGTCGCCATGCGAGATATGCAGATATCCGCTGCAATGTTGAGTAAGGTTACACTCAAGGTGAACAGAAAAGCGTACGACTTCACTCCTGGTGGCCTGTTTGTATTTAAGTGGCCAAAGCTTGGTATTGAACAGATGGTGTTCAGGATTGGTGAGATTGATTATGGTTTGTTGACAGACTCTACGATAACAATTGAGGCTATAGAAGATGTCTATTCTCTGCCCTCCACTACTTACGTAGAACCGCAAGACCCATACTGGCAAGACCCTATTGGCCCTCCTGCTCCATGCCCACAGGAAAGAATAGTTGAAGTGCCCTACTGGGACATTGTCCGAAACCTATCACCAGCTGACTTTGACTATTTGCCCAAGAATGAAGGTGTGGGTTTTCTCGCTGCACTTGGCAGCAGGCCAGCTGGTGTGGCATTCAATTATTCACTTTATACTTCTACAAGCTCTACTGGAACATACACAAAGGTTGGTAAAGGCGATTTCTGTCCGATAGCGTTCTTATCTCAAGCTGTAGGTTACACAGATACAACTTTTAACATAGAAAATGGAGTCGATCTTGACTTAGCCCGAACAGGTCAGTATTTCTACGCTATCATTGAAGATGAAATTGTTAGAGTAAACAGCATCACTACGAACAGCGTTAGTGTTGGCAGAGGTTGTCTAGATACAGTTCCAAAGCCTCATAATGCTGGTGTTCCAATCTTCTTTGCGAGTGGTTGGTATGGGCTGGACAGGACAGAGAGAACAGCTGGTCAAACCATGTATGCCAAATTATGTCCTGTTACAGGAAAGGGAGAATTGGCATTATCATCAGCCACGGCAAGGTCATTAAAGTTTAACAGCCGTTTTGACCGCCCGTATCCTCCTGCCTATCCGAAGATAAATGGAGTAGTTTATCCAGAAGGCTTATCGGTAGAAGGTGTGCCAATAAACCTTTCGTGGTATCATCGAGACAGAACGCAACAGACGGCGT